ACCGCTACATAGTTGGAAGAGCGCAGCGCCTAGACCGCCGGGTCCGCTGGCAGCAGCGCCACCGCGTCAGCCCATGGCATGACCTCAACGGCCTGCCCTAGCACCTGTTGATCCGCAGCCGCCCACATTGCGTGCAGCAGCCCGCCCGGTGCGATCTCCGTGAGAACGTCTGCACAGAGCATCAGCCGCCCATCGGTCAGCGTGCGAGGCATCGGCACGCAATTCGTGGAGCCGTGTTCCGCGTGGAGTTCCGCGAGCCTGCCAGCCAGTTGTGGCGTGAAGACCAGTGCGTAGCCCTTGGCGTCTGCGTAACTGATCGGCAGCGTGAGGTCGGAGAGGGTCATTTTCTGCCCAGCGCTCTAACGAGCGTATCCCAGATGTTGTAATAGGCGAGCGACTGCGAAGCAGACAGATTGTCCCCAAGCGTGTAGCCGCCGAGCCTGGCATTTATGTGGCTGCCGAACGTGCCGCCGCCTTGCGCCTCAGCAAATACAGAGATTCCGGTTGTTACGGTTCCAGAGTTACGTCCCACCCCAGCAGTGCCAGATGTCACGCCGTTCGTGTAACACAGGGCCGTTGTAGTTCCGTCGCCATGCGTGCCAATAACAAAGTCGCCAGCCGCATGAACTGGGCTGCCAGAAGACCCTCCCGCCCCGCTGGCTTCGTTGTAGCAAGTGAGGCCGTAAATTGTGACCGGATTGGCGGTTGCCAGACGAAACAGACCAGAAAAGGCTGTGGCTCCAGTGCCACCCAAGTAACAGCGAAACGTCGATGTTCCCAGCGTGTGCGCGTAGCAGCCAATGTGCCTAGCACTAGAGAAGTTCAGCGGCAGACCTGTCCGCAGCCTCTTGGTGCTGCCGTTTCCGATTAGGCCGCTCGTTGCAACATAGTCTCCGCTCACGAAGTTGTCGTTGGTGTCGGTGGCGTTGCCGTACTGCGTGCCGCCTGACGATGGCCCGCGATACAAGGGAACGAGCGCCGCCGAAAGGTTCTCGCCTGCCATCGGGTTCACTCGCCACAAGAGCGACCGCAGGCCCGCCGAGTCGATGTCGGCGCAGAACGTGTTGACCGCCGCAGCCGTCGCGGTGCTGACGGTGCCGCCGTTGCCGTAGACGTTGTCAATCCAGAGTTTCGCTTCGGCGTTCGTGACGGCCGCGAAGGCTGGGTCGCTGCTTGGACGGTCGCGGAATAGCGATGTTTGGAGCGACTGAATTGCGGTGTAGAGGGACGCCACCTGCGCCGATGTCATAGCCCGGCCGATGCTGTAAGCCCTCATGTTCCCGACATAAGCCGGGAAGCTGCCTACGGACTCGTCTGTGCGGTAAACGTAGACCTCCGCATTGCCGCCCGCTGGAGTAATGCTGCTGGTTACCGTCCCGACGGATGTGCTGCCGTTGTAGAGCGTTAGCGCTGTCGCAGACTCTCGCGTCATGAGCGCCATTCCGTTGGCGCTGATAAGGTTGTTACTGGCAGGCGAAGTGGGAGTTGTGCTGCCCCAAAATGCTCGGTCAGTGCGCAATTGCAAAAGGTATCTGTCGGAGCCGTCCACCGCGCCAATCGGGTACTGCACCGCGCCAGGGTAGGCACCGATTGCCGCCATAAAGTGACCTGTCGTAAACGCATCCATAGCGTTCAGGTTTAGCCCGGTGCGCAGGTGTTTGGTGTCGGAGTTTGATGTCAGCCCTCCGCTCGCTCCCGTTTCGCTGTAGTCCCCGCTGACAAACGGCCCGACGTTCGTATCGGTGGTATTCCCAAACTGCGTCCCCGTCCGATCTGGCCCGCGAAACAGCGGCACGAGTGCGGCATTCAGATTTGACCCCGCGAAGATGCCCAAACGGTAGAAACGGTCGCGCAGGCCAGCCGTGACGATTGCCTTACAAAACGCATCGACAGCCTTCATCGTCGTGGCTGAGACGGTGCCGCCGTTGGCGACTACGCGAGACTGCCAATCGCGGGCGTCTAGGCCGTAGCCTGCGGATGCTCTTGGGCGAAGCGTTCTCGGGCTCATTGCCATCGTAGTGCGCTCTTGGAGGTGAGATAGCGTCTTAGCCCTTAACCGACACCGTGATGGTGCAGCTGGTGGCACCGACGATCACGGGGGCGATGTGGCTAAAGCCGAAACATGCGTCAGGAATGGGCATGGCGCCAACGGTGACAGCGGTTGTGACTGCAGCGCCGTCAGAGTAGATCGGAGTGGGGAGCGACTCTGTACTTATGGCGGCGTGCCAGTTGATCTGCGTAGCGCCGCCAGTGTTGCCGATCAGAATGCCGCCGCCCGCGTACCGACCAAACGGGAAGCGGGGGGTGGTGGTGGCTGCGGAGGACGCGGCGACAACGGTTGCCCCCGTGAAGAAACGCTCAATCTGGCTCATTATCGACCTTTCACTCTGTATGTGTGCTTTTCCAGGATTCGCTCGCGGACCTCACCGGCCTTGGCACCAGGGTTGGAACGCAACTCCTTGGCCACTTCCCGCTTTACGATCTTTTCATTGATGAGTTTGCGCTGCGGTGGTGCTGGGCCGGGGTCGTAGTTGACGCTTCCGGCCACGGACATGCGGCGCTTCTTTGCCACGCGGAGGATGTCATCGTTGGACGAGATCCATGCCTCCGGATCCTTCCAGGCACGCTTGTCAGCCAGACCGCCGCAGTAGTACTTCCCTGAGATATTGATCCCAGCGGCACGGGCTTCCTTCACCATCCATTTGGCAGACTCAGTCGGCATGTCGTCCATCTGCTGGCCGTTTAGCCGACCTTCCATGAAGGCCCTGTCGGTGCCCTTTGTGCCTGGAGGTGACTGGAGCGCAACCATGATTGCGAAGCGTTCGCCGTGCGGCAGTGCCTTCTGGTACGTCTCAACGGCCTCACGGCCAGCGAGGCGTACTTCAACCGGGATCTCCATATCTATTACTGTCCTTCGGGGGGTGGCTGGTCTTGGGGTGGACCAGGGGGTGGTCCTGGCGGCGGGGGAGGCGGTGGTGGAACCAAGTAATTGGAAACGTCGAACTGATTCACTGTCCCCCACGCCGTCATCAGGCTGTTGAACAGCTCTGGCTTTCCGGCCTGCATCATGCCCTGCGCAATCGGCATGGATATCTGGAGGAACGAGTTGAGGTTCTCGGTCTTCGTTGCAAGGTTGGGCTTGCGAGCGCTGCCTGCTTCGACGCGATAGGAATACTCGCGCACGATTGCATCTGGGCTCTCACCCTGTACGTGCATGCCCCACGCCTGCGCGGCCATTGGGCCAAGGAGCGGTTCGACATCCTCCGGACGGATCAACCAGCGGGCCAGGAGCGCCTCTTTGCGAGCGGCCTCCGACAAAGCGTCTTCCAGAATATTTGCGTAATCGTCGGGCCTCACGGAAATCTGCTCGGCCTTCACGTTGGCTTCAGCAGCTGACCGGAACTGATTTCTGGTCATACCGTACAAAAGTTCAGTAAGCCCAACGCGACGGTCGAAGAGTGCAGTGACCTCAGAGATGATCTGGTACATGTCCTGCGACACGCCAGGAGTCTGGAAGACCGAGATCACATCGCTGACACTTCGGCCGACAGCCTCCGAGATTTCAACGATGTTGAAACCCTTTTCCGACTTCTGCAGGATCTTGGCTTTGATGTCTGGATCAGCCGCCTTCGCCACGCCGATCAGCGTCTGGCTGGACGTTGCAATCCGGGTGGCCAAGAACGACATCGCCCAGTTGATGAATCGAAGCTCTGAAATGCCGGGACGAATCAGTGAGATTGGCCAGGAGTACCCCGGCTTGCCGTGCCATGCCAGGAGAGTGAACGGCCAACCGGCGGGCTCTGCCCAGAACGGGATCGGCCACTGGGCCTGCATGAAGAACTGCTGCGGAATTCCAGTCGGATCCACTTCTTCTTGGAGAAGGGCAGGGGGTAGGTTCAGCGGGAACTCCACGCCTTCGGACACAACGATGTAGCAGTTGGGGCCCAGGGAATCGAACTTGCCCTGCAGAGCCTTGTCGGCGTCCTTCAGTCGGTCGCCAAAGCCCGTCTTAGAATAGATTTCCCAGTAGCAGATCAGGTCGTTGGTCTTACCGTTCTTGCGGCGCGTCTCATAACCACGGTCACCCTCATCCGACCGGGAGGCGTAGGATTCGATGTGTCCCTTCAGGTCTTCGCGAGCAAGACCAAACTTTGCTGCAACCTCATCGATAGGCTGCGTGCGCTTGCGGGCGGCCCAGCGGATGTCCTCAAACTCGTCGGCATCCGGATCCCAGATGA